AAGACTGGGCTGATAAATTGGCAAGTGGAGCAGGCGATGTCCTCATCGCTAACCCTGCCACATATTGAGGGCGAATCGCTGGCCGATTTTGCCAAGCGAGCAGTGCTGGACAGCAGAAAAGAAACTGAGGCCGCAGCTGCCCGCGGTACTCACATTCATTCCTTGGCTGAAATGATTATCAATCGGCAAGAGCCGGGTGAACTGGTTAAAGGCTACGAGGAGCATTATGCGGGCCTAAAGGAATGGCGCGAGTGCTGCGTGACTAAAGTGCATGAAAGCGAGTCTGTCCTAGTCAATGAGGCGGAAGGGTACGCAGGCAGAGTGGATTTGATCGCCCAGATTCACGGCGAGATGGAAGTAGTAGATTTTAAAACTAGAAAATTTAAAACAGATGCAAAAGGCGTCTCAAAAGCATCCGGCTATGAAACTGATCTTTTGCAGCTCAGTGCCTATGCGTACGCATTCACGGACGAGGGGATGGCTTGCCGCAACATTCTGATCGATCCAGCCACCGGCCAGTTGCAGGACATTCGCTATACGGCCGAGCAAGTTGCCCAAGCGTTTGAGGCGTTTACGTCGATCTGCAAGGTGTGGCGCTGGTTAAAGAAGTACGATCCGCGGGAGGTGCGTTGTGATTGAGATCCTACCCAAACAATCCACGCAGGAGCAGTTACTGAACCGCGTGCGATCGCTTGCCCGGCAGTTAGCGGAGGCGAAGGCAGCGCTTGCGGCTAGCGAGGCACGCGAGAATGATCTGATCGATCGGATAAGGGGCGGGCTATGAGGATGTTGCTTTCCTTCATCGCCCTATTGGGATTCACAACCACAAAGCTAGGCAACGCCCTAATCGATTTGCGCCCGATCGCCAAAAAGATCGACGTAAAGAAAATTAAGGTGCGGATTACTGGCTACTGGCCGGGCGAGGATGAGTGGAGCAGCCGCTATCAATCCAGCACTGGTACCAGGTTGCGTGCCGGCCGTCACTGCGCCGTTGATCCAGACATCATTCCGCTGTGGAGCAAGATCCGCATCCTAAACGGAAAGCGGGAGTGGGTGGCCGTGGATACGGGTACGGCGGTAAAAAGCAAGAAGGCGAGCGGCGGCAAGTTTCCGGTGATCGACGTATTCGCTGCCAGTGAAAAGCAGTTTAACGCGATGAGGTTGCCGAAGGTGGCGATGGTGGAGGTGATGAAGTGAGCACAAAAGCCGCAACGTTTGCTTCTAAACGCAACCGCGCCGCTGGCCTTGGCGATACGCGGCCAACGTTGCGCCGGCTGGGCGTGATCGTTGGAATGCTGCGCCGTGATCTGACGCTGCCGAGCTGTGCCAGGTTGGGCGTGAAGCTCGAATGTAGCTACAAGACAATTCAACGAGACATCGATCTGCTGCGTGATTTTTTTGGCTATCCGCTGGAATACGACGCCAGCAAGTACCACTACAAACTGGCGGGGCCGCTGCCGAGGGCGGTGCTGTGAGCCTAGCCGATCTTCTCGCCATGTTCTCCGCCCGCGTTATCGGCACCTACACGCCGGAGCAGTACGCCGACTGTGTGCGAGAGGCCCGTGCCAATCGCCACCGTTGGGGAATGGGGCAGTGGTGAGCGTAAAGCGCTTAACCTGGCAAATCGAAATCCTTGAGCGGGCAAAGAAAAGCCTAGCCGACGGCCGGGTAGTTGTAACCCGCTGCCGCCTCGATTTGGCGCTGCACATTGCCAAGGAGATGCTGAAGCGGGCGAAGGTGTACCAAAAGCGGGATTTGGAGAAGAAAAAATGAGGGCGTTGTCGTGGCTCTTATACTGGTTAGTAGACTTGGTTAGCAGGACGCTCTGCCGCTGGGGCTTGGCTGGATCGCTCTATCAGAAACTGATGCTCTGGTCGGTTGAATGCGACAAAGATTTTAACGTCTGGAAAGAAGTCAAACCACGCAAAAGGAGAAAGCGCAAATGAAAGATCTGGGTAAAATTACTTTTGGTAAATCACGACCTGCACCTAAGCAGGTTCTGGTCGACGTAAGCTATGACGCAAAAACAGCGAAGGCGTTGCATGCTTTCGGACTAAAACAGCTAAAAAAAGACGAAGAGGCAGTGATTGAGTATGTGATTAAAAAAGCGTTGGAAGGGCTTGTAAAAAAATGATTGTACTGCCACCAGCTACCGAGGCCGTTTACCACAACGGGGCGCCGGAAGGTGAGCGCAACACGCAACTGTTCCGTATGGCGTTGCAATTCCGTGACCAGGGTTTATCGCAGTTTGATGCGGAGTCAGAGGCAGAGATCTGGGGATTTAAGAATGGGCTAACGCAGAACGAATGCGTGGCAGCCGTAAAATCCGCTTATAGCAAGCCAGCCAGGGAGCTGTGGAGGCCGAAAGCAAAGTACGGCTATCAGAACGGGGCGATCGTGCGTGAGGATCTGCCGGTGCCGCCAATGCCGATCAGCCTAGAGAGTGGTCCGGTCGATAAGTTCCTAACTACCTGTTTCGACGTGGGCGATTTTATAAATATCACAAGATCAATTAAGGATGGCGACCGCGAGCGGCCAGACGGTGCAGGCGAGACGCGAAGCCGTGAGGAATGGCTAGAACTTTTTAAGGGCGATGGCCTAAAAGAATGGCAAGGCGATGCAGTTGGAGTCTACGTCTCCATTAACGCCAACAACGGCAAAAACCGCAAAGCCGAATCAATCACCAAGTTTCGCCATTGCCTGATCGAGTTTGATGAAAGCACTTTGCAGGAGCAGTGGGCAATTATTAAGCGCAGCGGTTTGCCTACGTCGTCGATCATTAAGAGCGGGGCACGCAGTTTGCACGCTTGGGTGGAGATTCGGGCAGCCAATTCCAAGGAGTTTGCTGAGCGTGTAGACTTTATTTACAAGCACCTAGAACACTCGAAACCCGATCCAGCCAACAAGGACGCAGGCCGGTTGTCGCGCTTGCCAGGTGCGATGAGGACGGCCACAGGGTTGCAGCAAGAGTTAGTCGAGTGTGGCGCACCGACGCTGACTTATATGGAATGGCAGGAGCTCACGATTTACGGAGATATTCCTGAGCCGTATAGCTGGGAGCAGTTGGTAAATTTCAAGGAAGATGCCGACATAACGCAACTATTAGGCAAGCGTTGGATTTGCCGTGGCGGTTCAGCGTTGTGGGTAGGAAGCAGTGGCCTTGGCAAAAGCGTACTGTGCTTACAGGCAGCAATCACTTGGGCGGCCGGGCGTGATCTATTTGGCATATCGCCACACGGCAAGCCGTTAAAGTCGCTGATCGTCCAAGCGGAGAACGATGAAGGTGATGTGGCGGAGGCATTGCAGGGCATTTTAAGGGCGCTGGATCTGACCGCAGAGGAGTTGGAGCGCGTGAAGCAGAACATTGTGATCGTGCGTGATTGTACGTCTACGGGTGAGCGGTTCGTTGATAGGATGCGTCGCCTAGGTGATAAGCATAAGCCTGATTTAGCCTGGGTAGATCCGTTGCTGGCGTTTATTGGTGGCGACTTATCTAGCCAAGAGACGGCCGGTGGCTTTTTGCGTAATTTGCTTAACCCACTCGCCCTATCTGGCGGATTTGCTTGGATGCTTATGCACCATACGCCAAAGCCAACACGCGACGGCAGCGGTTACCAGGGGCACGACAAAGCGTATAGCGGATTTGGATCGAGTGAGCTGACGAATTGGGCAAGAGCCGTTTTAATGCTGTCGCCTTGCGGTCAGGATGAGCAAGGAACGTACACATATAAGCTGGAAGTAACCAAACGCGGAAAGCGGTCTGGCTTGCGTCCTAGCGTAACTGCGAGCGATTTTATTGCAACCAAGACGCAGCCGTTAGTCCACCTAAAGCATGCCGATAGAGGGATGGCGTGGATAGAGGTGGGAGCGCCTGAAAAGTCAGTCGGCCGAAGGGCCATGTCGATCGATTGGGGCAAATTACCCGAAGGGGCTAAATACAGCCAAGTGGTCGCATTTGTACAACAGGCCACCGGGCTGCAGGAACGGCAAGCGAAGGCCCGTGTGAAGCAGGCCAAAGAGGACGGATTGATCGAAGAAACTGAGGCTGGTTTATTCAGCAAAAAGGTGACAAATGAGCCATTTTAACGTTAGTGCAGTAACCCTTATTGCACTAGTGCAGTATTG